GTTGCAGGACTTTTAGCTTTTATAGAAGCAGGGTTAGATAAGCAACTTCACATTATTATAGGAGGCGCTCCTGAATCGCCAGAGATATTTAATAAATTAATAAAAGATAAAATAGATTATACAATAGTACCACGCACTAAATTAACCCATATTGCTAGACCAGACGTAAGAGTGCTAACTACTATGTCAGAAATGGACGCTATGTTTGGTAATAAAAGTACTATGGCAGGGCGAGGAGTTGTTGTAGATAATTGGCCCGACATGTGGAAAATTAAAAGACAACATTTTGTACATCATCAGTCTTGGAGAGGGTGCTCAAATTTTCAAGGGGATAAAGTTGATATAGATAATTATATGCCCTTTGCTTTACAAGAGCCTTTGGAAAAATGGATGTGTAACCATGTTATTAACAATGAAATGATTTATTACGATGTAAGTGATAAAAACTGGGAATTTGGAAACCCCGATAATCCATTAGAAAAACACTACAAAAAATGTAAAAAACCAATGAGAGACTTTATAGACAAAACTTTAAAAGGTAAAATTCCTTATCTTAAAGAAAAAATGCCAAGTGGAATACAAGAATGGAAGAAATACAAAAAACCCACCTATAGAGTTGTGGGAATTACTGATAAAGGAAACGTTATCACTAAAGAAAATATTTACGATTACAATTTTTTAAAGTTTATTAACGTAGATCTTTTAAAAGAAGCGTATAGTGGAAGATAAAATAAAACAATGAATAAAATTAACATAAAATCAGCAACAATTACTGATAAAATATACATAAAAGAAGAAGATATTGAAGATGTGTCAGCTTTTGAGCAAGCATATACCTATCAAATTGTTGATGATTTTCACTATACCTATGAATATGACGAAGATACTGGAATGTATACTGTTCCTAGTAACTCTTATTCTAAATTAGATATAAAAACTGTTGAGGATTTACGAAATTTTGAAGATTCTGAACAAAATTTTCAGTTTAAAGGAGCGTTACGAGAAGAGCAGCAGGATATGGTAGATGCTTTCTTTCAGATTAATGATAGAGTACGTAGCGGACTATTCCAGGCGCCTTGTGGTTGGGGTAAAACCTATGTAGGATGTAATCTTTTAGCTCGTGCCAATAAACCTACCCTGATTTTAGTGCATACAAAGCTTCTTTTTAGGCAATGGATTGAAGAACTAGAGAATCAAATACCTGGAATTAAGATAGGAAAGATTGGAGACGGTCTTTTAGATATTCAAGACATTACAGTGGGTATTTATAAGAGTGTTTTGAATAATATTCCTCAGTTACATGACAGATTTGGACTTCTAATGGTTGATGAAGCACATTTATGCCCTGCTGATATGTTTTCACAAGCAGTAAATGCAATAAATTGTCGTGCAAAGATAGCTATTACCGCTACCCCCCGTAGAAAAGACGGAAAACATATAGTTTTAGACGACTATTTTACAACATTTAAGTCATTCGCTTATGATCCACGGGTTCTTGCAACCCCAAAAGTTGAAATATATCAAACAGACATCAGGTTCAATGTTCTTGATCCAAAGCGAGATTGGAGTAGACAGACCAATAAACTTGCATCTAACTCGCAGTTGCGCCGGCGAGTATCTGAAATTGCCATATCAAAAGTGAGTGGAGGTCGGTGTATACTCATTTTAGGAGAACGTCTAGATTGGCTTCGTGAGTTAAATAAAATTATACCTGATTCAGTACTATTGATTGGAGAAACTGGTGAAGAACAGCGCAAAGAAATATTAGATAACGTAGGACCAAAATATAAAGTAGTGCTAACTACAAAACTTTTTGACGAAGGAATTAGTTGTCATAGACTTGACACTTTGTTTTTAGTATTTCCTTCAAATAACCCAATAAAACTAGAACAAAGAATTGGAAGAATTATTAGAGAGCACCCAGATAAAAAACGCCCTCTTATTTGTGACTTTTGGTTAACAGGACCAATAGTTTCTAAACAACAAAACAATAGAAGAAACTGGTATATACAAAGAGGGTATTCTCTATGAGTTTTTACTTTAACTGGTATGAACTTCTTAAAAAATCCAAAAAGGATTATGATTCAATTATCGTGTTGACTTATGCTTCTACTTTTGGATATAATAAGAAAATCGCAAATAGCTCTTTAGACTTAGTAAAAAAACTTAATATAAGTAGAATACCAAACTGGTTAAACTCAAGTCTAATAATGAATAAGAGAAGCTTTGAAATATTCAACAATTACAGAGTTGAAGAACCACAAAGCTATTTTAGAAATCCATCATTTCTCAAGACTGTTACACCAGTAACACATAAAATACAATACTTATGGTTGCTTTCGCACAGAAGAAATGATGATAAAAACCCATTTATTAATAGAGACTTTTTTAAGTTAAAAGAAATAGATGGTATAAAAAGTAACCCATTTATAAGTATTGATAAAGACAAAATAACATTCGTCTTAGAAAATACCTACACACAAAGAACATAGTTCAACAAGAAAGGAAACACTAATATGGTATCATGGGATAAAGCAAAAGGAAACGCCGGAGGTGGCGGAGGCGGACAACGCCGAGAGATTGAGAGACTAACTCTCCCAGTCGGAGACACAAAGATTCGACTAGTTGGAGAAGTTATGCCTCGTTATGTATATTGGGTAGTGACTACAGAAGGCAAAAAGATGCCTGTAGAATGTCTACGATTTGATCGTCAAAAGGAAACTTTCAATGACTCAAACAAAGACCCAATGGCAGAAATTGATGATGAGGTATATTCAGATAAACCTCAGTTTGCATATGTTTGCAATGTAATTGATCGTGCAGATAATAAGATTAAGATTTTTGATCTTCGTTCTACGATCTATAAACAGATTGTAGATTATGCTACAAATCCAGATTATGGAAATCCAGCAGATGATGATGCAGGATATGATATCACAATCAAAAAAGAGAAGACAGGACCCCTGCCACAGAATGTTAAGTATTCTGTAATTCCTGCAAGAAATAACTCTTCACTTACAGATTCAGATAAATCATTAGAGCTTTTTGAACTTGATAAGATTTATAAACGTCAATCTTATGAAGATCAAAAGCAATGGCTGCTACAAAACACAGCCTATTTCGCAGAGGAAGCTTCGGATGAATTTAAGCCAGAAGCAGTTGAGGATCTTGACTAAATGGCAAAAAGGTCCCTAAGCGACTTCGAAACAATAGAAACAGAAGATTCTTCTCCTACCAGTGCATTACGAGTAGGAGAAGATGGGCAAGCGCAAGTAGATTTGCAAAAGCTAAGAGAAACCTGTTCTGTATTCTTTGCTACTCCTTGTTATGGAGGCATGATTACAGATCAATATTTTCTTAGCATTTTCAAAGCATCTCAAGAGTTAGTTCGTCATAATATTACTTTCAGATTAACTACTCTAAGAAACGAAAGTCTGGTAACTAGAGCTAGAAATATTCTCACTGCAATGTTTTTAGACTCTGGTGCTACTCACCTATTTTTTATTGATGCTGATATTGAATTTGATCAAGAGTCTGTTCTTAGAATGCTTGCAATGGATAAACCAATTATCGCAGCGGCATACCCTAAAAAGGCCCTTCCAATTCAATATGCTATGAATTTTAAATATACCGATCCTGTTAAAAAACAGATTAGAGTAGAAAACGGGGCTGTTGAGGTATGGGACGCTTCTACAGGATTCTTCTGTATTAAGCGTGAAGTTTTTGAGAAGATGATGGTAGAATATCCACATCTTCACTATAAGAATGATAGTAATATTGATCCTAAACTTCAGAAATACTGCTATGCATTTTTTGACACAATGATTGACCAAGATGAAAACGGGGACAATCGTTATTTATCAGAAGACTATACCTTCTGTAGATTATGGCAAAAAATGGGGGGAGAAATATGGATGGACCCAAATACAAGACTAAACCATGTAGGGTCTTATACTTTTGAAGGGGATCTTAGTAAGATCATAAACACAAACGTTCGAGGATGAAAGTAGGGTTTACTTGTTCAACATTTGATTTACTACATGCAGGACATATTCAAATGTTAAGAGAAGCAAAAGATCAATGTGATTATTTAATTTGTGGACTTCAAGTAGACCCTAGCCTTGATAGGCCAGAGAAAAACTCACCAGTACAATCTATCGTAGAAAGATATACACAGCTTAACGCAGTAAAATACGTTGATGAAATAATTCCTTATTGTACAGAAAGAGATTTAGAAGATATCTTAGAAATGTATGATATAGATGTAAGAATTATAGGATCAGAGTATAGAGATGGTAAATTTACTGGAAGAGCTATCTGTGCTAAAAGAGATATAGATTTATATTTCAATAGTAGAGATCATAGATTTAGTTCAAGTGACCTTAGAAAAAGAGTCTGTGATCAAGACGCAAGTGTGACGTCTTAGGAAAATAGCGAACTCCGTTCGCCCAGCTGTGTCTCTCCGAGACAGCGTAAATGAACATCGTGGGTCAGCGCTCTTTAACAGCTGTTCACCTGCGGTGTTCGTTTTTCACTAATTATGCACATAGAATAGCATACTTTTTGCCTTTCGGCAAGTATGTAAAATAAAATTTTTTCTTTGCTCTTTCTGGTGCTACGTTGTAACAAAATTGTAACATAAATGTGATATATTTATAATGAAAATAAAACATATACATGCTCATATGAAATCTGCTTTTAACTATGCAGAGTGTTCCACAGCCGTCCGTCTTCAGGTCGGCTGTGTTATTGTGAAAGATGATCGTATTATCTCAATAGGATACAATGGTATGCCTAGTGGTTGGGATAATGAATGCGAAACTTCGGTGCTTTGGGATAAAGGCGTACAACTACCTAGTCCTATTCTCAAAACTAAACCAGAAGTACTACATGCAGAGTCGAATGCTATAGCTAAACTGGCACGATCACCTGAGAGCGGAGAAGGAGCTACAGCTTTTATTACTCACGCTCCTTGCTTAGATTGTGCAAAACTTCTGTATCAAGCTGGTATCTGTGAAGTAAACTACTGTCATAGTTATAGACTCACAGATGGAATAGATTTTTTAAAGCAGTGTAATATTAAGGTTTATCAGATATCTCTATGAAAAGAACAATGTTTTCTGTTAATACACACGATGAAGAGGCAGAAAGACTTACAGATGTTATAGTAGAGATGTTACAAGATGAACCTGAGATAGAGATTAAAGATCTATCTCGTAGATTAAATATAGAGATGATT